TGTTCTTCTGTTTCTTTATTTTTTAGAACGTAAGTTGGCATAATTTTTCCACCATTCCCAATTTTCTTCAACATTATATCTATACATTAAACACCACCTCTTTGACATATCCGACCATCGGTGTACTTGTTTATTTCCTTTTGGGGATTCCATTAGTCTTAGTTTCATACCTTTACCCCAAAACACTTCTTCAATGCATTTTAAATTATGCTGCAACATTATAACTAAACCATTCTGGAACATCACGTTTTGACCAAACCATTTTAAATCTATCTTGTTTAGTTTGGTAGTATTCTTGATATGATCGAACGGGTTCGTCTTTATGAATACACTGTGGCTCATGTTGCATAGCTAAAGCAAAAGGAGTAAGCCCTTTATGATAATTTAAGTTTTTGGGTGGAACAGATAAGATTTCTTCAAGCTTGGTTTGAGTACTATGTATTCTATTATAGCGATATTGGTATTCAATACATAGAGCGTAAAAATGATCATAATGCCATGCATAGTTTGCTATTGATTGCATGGTCCATACTGTACATGGGTGACCATGGTGTACAGCTTTGTATAAAGTATCTTCTGCATAATTATCTGGATGGACCCAATAGTTTATCATCCGTTTGCCAGATTTAGAAAGACGTTTCTCCACATAACCATCCAACATTCTATGAGCAGTAGATAGCATTTGAGCAGATTCAACTATCATTTTGACAACGTGTTTATCACATTGTAGTTGAGCTGATTTGATAGGATCGCTATCAAGTACAAAAATATTCATTGGTAACTCCAAATAAGATTATATAACTATAATACTATATTTTGAATGACTTGTAAACAGTTAAGTTTACAAATTTTAAATTAGGCAGCCACCTCCATGACCGATGATATATGGTTATCTAAAAACTTTTTCTTTGCTTCTATTTTTTTCACGAGTTCTGTCTCTCCTTCTTCGAGTAGCATTCCAGCAAATGTGTTTAGTGCTTCGGAATCTTTAAGCAATCTCTGTAATTGATGTTCAGACATTATTATCTCCTTTAGAAAAGTAAAAGCTGGCCAACCCTTAAAAGGGAGACCAGCCACAAAGTTTTTAGATTTATTGGTATTCATTATCAACCTTTTTGTATTAAACCTGGATAAGCCTCCTGCACTACTGATTTTGATATGCCTTTAATAGATTTTTTACTAACCATGTTTATTACAATCTCTGCATCTAATGGGTGAATAGATTCTAGTAATCTGATGTAAATATTTTCACGTTTGGCTTTAAGCACATTTCTAGCATCACGTGAGTCAACTAGATATTTAAATTGGGTGTTCTGTCTAATAAGATTAGATGGTGTGCTTTCTTCTTTATTAGGGGTATATGGTGGAGCTCCTTCAGGAACTAACCATTGAACAGCATCATCATAGGTACCTCTAAGAATATCTTTTAGTGCCCAAGATTCATTCTGTTTTAAACATTCAACTTTTTCAGCTTTGGATCTTTTCTTTCCGGCTTCCACAATTACTTCATGAATTAATTTTGCCATTCTAAATAAACTCCTGTACATTCTCTAGCAATAATTTACATCTTTTTTGAACAAGAAAGGGAAAAACTTTTCCTTTATTTTTAAATTGATCTTGTTCTATAAAAGTATTTATAATCTCTTGTTTTACACTTTCAGGACATTCTGAACTTTCTGTTAAATCAATCATTTTTTTATTACGCAAATAGTTTCTATAAACGTCTTCGCCTAAAGCTTTAGGGTCTTCTAGTAAAGTTTCTTTCTTTTTCTTTGAAAGAACATTCTGTCGACGACCTTCAACTAAACATTTATCATCAGATAGTACGTTAGGTACTCCATCACCACCATCACCTTTTAAGATGTGTTCTGCAAGGAACAATCTAGGATTAGGTTCATCTACAAATTTCTTTGTGATATTAGAATACTGTCTTACGTTATTATATTTCTGAAGTTGTTTAAAATCTTTATCTGCTGATACAATCATGACTTCCTCATGATTACCAAATTCTTGTGTCCACTTTACTAGTTCGGCAATACTATCGTCTGCTTCACAGCCCCACTGGTGAATAACCTTATAGGGAAAGTTATCTCTTAGCTCGTCACGAACCATACCAATAATACGAAAGGCTTCTTCCCAGTTAATCTTAGACTCTTCACGGTTTTTAGAACGATTGCCCTTATATTCGGGATACACTTCTTTACGCCAGTTACCACCACCGTCTGCTACAATAACTATTTCGCCATACTTATCTTTAAATTTATTTCTATACATTCTAATAGAGTTTAGAATCATATGGCGAATTAAGTTTTCATCTACTCCAGCATGGCCCATTGCAACAGGAGCAATAGAAACACCGGAGTAATCAATAATAATCATAATATATTCCTCTTTATAACTAAAACCATTATACTATATTTTTTAAGAAAAGTAAACAATTATAGTGAAACTATTTTTGAGTGTGATAATTGAAGTTGGTCTGTTAACTCTTGAATATAATCCAAATTATTAGAAGAAAATGTAACAAGATGATTACTTTCTAAAGCTTTAAATTTTAAAAGAATACAACCATGTTCTTCTGCAAATTGATTAATTTCATCTTTAGTTGTAGTATAAGGTATATCTGCTGTAAGACTGTAAATCATTTTAGTTCCTTCCGATTCTCTTTATACTACTAATATAATATATTTTAAATGAAATGTAAACCCCTAATGTTTATGATCTTCAATTCTATCACTTAATTTTTTATCAAGCCCTTGATTAGTTATATCAATGTGTAGATATAAATCCTCAACAGAAGTATCTAACCCATCAACCCAACCTTCAACTACATTAAAACTATTTTGTACTTTTTCTTCAAATTCTGTCATTTGGTTTGCAAAAGTATTATTGATTAGCTCATCTTGTTTGCTTACGTGTTGACCTAAATTATCAATACGATTATGTGTTTCAAGTATTGCTTCTAATGTTTTATCATTTAGTTCTGTAATATCTTTTTGTAACTGTTTTACATCATTAAGTAATGTTACTTCTTTTTCAATTTCACTCTTAGCGGTAAGTTCTGCAACCTCACCTTTAAGTGTTTCAATAGTTTGTGCTTGTTGTGCCGTCCACCAAACAAATGCGCTCACTTGTAGCACAATTGCTATAATGACACCTATTCCGAATTTAGCATTCATAATTAGTCTCCTATTAGTTTATTGATAATTCAACACCAATAATTGCACCTACGTTTTTATTTTCTATTCCACTAGTTACAAAAAATCTAGTATGCTCACCAATATCATGTGTACTACGAATATATGGCGAAAGAAGATGATTATAACCAGTAGTAGCAGTAAATTCGATACCAAAATTATTTATTTCATGCCGAACCCCAGCATATAGTGATACTTTATTTAAGCTATTATAATATGTTCCAGATATAAATCCGTTATCTTGATATCGAATATGAGGATGCAATTCGTTATACTCTCCAACCATACCTATGTGTGATGATAATGCCAAACTTAATGTTAAATATTCAAACATACTTTTATGAAACTTCGTCTATCTGTTCTTGTGTTATAACACCCTCTGCTATAAGACGTTCTCTATTTTTCATATGCTGAGCTTGGACCTCTTCCTTTGATCCACCAAAATATGGAACACAATGACCTTCGGCGATCATTACTTCAGTAGCCATTCTTCCATCTTCTGTCACAAAGTCTCCAAGAACTCTTCCAAACTTGCCCTTCATGTCTTCGCCGTCTTTATTAATTTGTGTTTTTAGTATAGCAATTTCACCTAGTAATGATTCAAGTCTATACTTACTTGCTTTACCGAAAAGCTTTTCTACTTTATCTCTAGTGCGTGATTCTGGAGTATCAATACCCATGATACGAACTCTTTCATCAGATAATACTATTCCAAAACCTAGATCGATATCAACATCTACTGTATCTCCATCAACCACTCTTAATACTTTGCATTTATATTCGTACATTTTGCTATTCCTTTAACGTGTTTAGAATGAATTTTTCCTCCTATAAACTCATTATAATATTCGTCGCTAAATAGCACTTCACGGTCAATCTGCTCTTTCATTTCAAAGTAAGACATCTCGCCTTTACTTCTGCAGAGTCGGAGTATTTCTCTTTTAAATCTTTCTGATCCATGAGTCTCAACAAGAAGTTTAACTTCTTCATTAGATCCGTGGTATTCTCTCCAATCGGATTCTTTCTTGACAATTCTATTTCTGGTTTTACCTTTTAGTGGTTTTAGTTTTCTTCTTGACCAAAAACCTTTTTTACCTATATATTTTTTACCATTGCTTAAGTCTGTTATACAATAAACAAACCCAACCAAGTTATCAAAATCAAACTCAGTTGGGTCAAATTCGTTACCATTTAAAATCCACATAATATCACTTAACCCTAGTTGTAAGTAATACTATTTAGTATAATTTAATCGGGATCTTCCTCTTCGTCTAAGAAGTTTGGTATAGCAGTATTACCACATATAGGACAAAACTCTGGTTCTGGAGAAGAATTTTCTACTGTTATCTGAGACTGCTCGTCACAGATTTCGCACTCAATATAATAATATTTCATTTATTGTTATCCTTCACAAGCGTCACAGTTCATAATATCACGTACCAGTTCTTGAGCTGGATTAGCACTACGTTGATAATAGAAAGTTTTAACGCCTAGTTTCCAACCTTCAATAAGTAAAGCATTTACATCTTTAGCTGGTACGTCAGGATGAATTAGAATATTTAAACTCTGTGACTGATCTATATATTTCTGACGGGCACCTGCTTGTTGAACAATAGATAGTGGTGTAATTTCACTAAATGTTTTAAATACATCTTTTTCATTTTGTGTTAAAAATTCTAGGTGCTGTACTGATCCACCATGTTTCAGAATATCAACCCAAGTTTCTTCATTATCTTTATTGTGTTCCGATAAACAATCTTTTAGGTATGGATTACGATAAGTAAACTTACCTTTTGCTAAATCTTTTGTAAAGTAATTAGATGCTAAAGGCTCAATGGATGGTGATACTTGACCAAGAATAAAAGATGATGATGTAGTTGGAGCAACAGCAGTTCTTGTTAGATTCCGTTCGCCTGTTTCTAACATACCTTCTGGCTCACCATACTCAATAGCTAATTCTTTAGATGCTTCAAGTGATCGATCATCAATAAATTTACTAATCTTTGCAGATAATAGATGTGCATCAAATGATTCGAATGCAATCATTTTAGATTGTAAATATGAGTGCCAACCAAGCTGACCTAGACCTAGTGCTCTCCAACGTTTTGCAAAATTATTTGCGGATTGCATGAATTGTATATCAGCAGTCTTTTCAATATATTCTTCCATCACGGCATCAAGAAACCAAATCATTGTTTCTACTGCATCTGTCTCCATCCATTCGTCTGCTTTTAGTATATTCATAGATGCTAAGTTACATACAAAGGATTCATCTTCTGATGATGGTAAACAGATTTCGGAACAAAGATTAGA